GAACAGTAATATTACATTTGCCCATAATATAAACATTATCGTCTTTCATAACGATACTATATTTGTCTTTTGTTATTTTTTCTACTCTATCACCATCAGGATACCATTCAGTAAAACTGCCATTTCGATGTGCAATATGAATTCGTTCTTTTCCTGGTGTATCATCATATTCTATTATATGCCCAGATTCAGTTTCCATTACATTGTTATATGGATAAACAGTATCATATTTTGTTTCTGGCTCATTCCATGTTGTTGTAACAGTTGGAATATCACTTACCTTATTGTCTTTTCTTTCTTGAATAAATGTTTTTGTAATTGTATCAGAATCATTTCGTGCTAACCGTGATGTTGTTGGTTCGTCTAAATTCAATGGATAATTACTTGCTTGTGTCTTTTCAGTAATTACAATACCTGTGCCATCAGTATTGTATTTTTTCGTTTCTGGACTTCTTGGTGATGCTTTAAGTTCATCAGAAGTTCTTGGATCACTATATGCTTCTTGAATATTTGCGGCTTTAAGTGCAACACTTGGAAAAGAACCAAGTACCACAGGTTGTTGAGTCATTTCACCATCCATAAAAAATCCAAATACCATATCGCCCTCTTTTGGACAATAAGGATTTGTATTGTTTATTGGAAATGCAACTTGAGCCCACGGCAATATATCGGTCGGCAATTCCATTTTATTGTCAGCATTCCAACCAACACAACGAACTTTTAATCGTCCGAGTTTTAATGGATCTTGTCTGTTTTCAACAAATCCAATCCACCATATAAATCCACCAGCACCAGCAAAATCTTTAGCGTTTTCCATATTAGTAGCCAATTAATGCTTCTGTTTGTTCTGGATTGCTTACAGGAATAAATTCATTGTTCGTTGAGGTTGTTCCACATTCAATTATTGTTTCATGTTTGTCAATTCCAAGAATATGCCTCGAAGCAATAATGATATACTTACCGCTTAAACTGGGGTCATTATTATCATCGCCTTTTGCTTTTTTACCAAAATTGGGCGCGTCAAGATTGATATTAAAACCCGAAGTCAATTGAAAGTTACCTGGCATTGCCAATTTAATTCTTTTACTCATCAAAAGATTGATAATTGCCTTTCTTTGAAATAACCAATTTTCAATATTATCAATTTTAGAGATAGATGTGGGATCTTTATCTTTAATATATTTACTCAATTGTTTTGCAGTATCCATAAAAGACATGGATTTTTTTGCTGCATATGCTTCTGTTGCAGCAATACCAGCTCGGTTTATAATTACAGATTGATTTGGATTTTCATTTGCATGTTTCATGGTCTTAAATACATCAGCAAATCCAATTCTCTTTTTAGCAGTAGTTCTGGTTATTGGGTCAAATCCAATAAATTGTCCTGCATTAACACCAGATCTTGTTTTTTCAATCATATCTGTTTGTTCCACAACTTCTAATGCTCTTGCTGAAGTCATTTCTGTTAGTGCATTTGATTCTGATGTATTTTTAAGTTCAAATTTTATATTTAATATATCTTCTTGTACCAATAATTTTGAAAGAGATACAAAATTATATCCAATATTATTTTGAAAAAACATATAATTGGGTGCTTGATTTTGATCTACAGCTCGTTTTGTACACCACTCGATAGCATCGAATGGTTTTAAATTTGGAAAAACAAAACTGCGAATACCTGTAGTTGGTTCAAAAATACCACGAGTTTGATTATCTGGAACTTTCAAATAGTTTACTAAAATTTTTTCAACAGCTTTTGAATATGTTCCCTCAAACGATTGTGTAATTCTTTGTTGGTCAGAAAAAATTAATTCATCAGAAACAAAATTTAAAACAAATAATTCACTACTCAAATTTTGCGCTTTTCTGTCAGATTGTTTATAAACTCGAAAAGATTTATGAAAACTTGCAATATCAGATCCGCCAGACTTTGTAATATCAAACAATATACTTTCAGAACCATCAAATAATAGTTTACCAGAAAGACCAATAGAATCACGAATAAGAATATTTCCACTCATTACAGGCGTAAAAAGAGAATCAAAAATATTGATTTCTTCATAAATATTAGCAATATCAATTGGGCCTGCTTTGGTTACAAGTACCAATTCATTAATTATAAACTGCATGGAATTTTTAGCTGAAAAACTCATGCTTTGATTACCACTCTAAATTCTTTTTCAATTGCAGGAACAAATTCTGGCTTTACAAGTATAATACTTCTCTTTTTTTCGTTCAAATTATTTTCATAGTCATAATATGTTTCTTTTTCTTTTGTAATAGCTCGCGTAATTATTGAACCATCTTGCAATGTGTGAGTTGTACTTGACGGGGCAACATTTGCCCATGTGTTTGCATCAACCTCAAGTTTTTCAGTAATTGAAATATTATCAGCATTTGTTCTTGTTACCACCTTATAATATGCATGAACATTATTCACATTCATTGCCCATGAAAGACCTGTAACACCTGTGCTAGCAGTATTCGCATAATTATTTGCAGAATATTTTTGATCAATATATTTAATTAAAGTGGAATACTGTAATGGCCAATCATATTGCGGGTCAAAAATATCATTGAACATCAATACAATCCAATGTCTTTCAGGATTGTCATAAAATTTAGTTGCTATAATTTCTGGTGTATCACTTTCTTGAATATCATATTTGTAAAATGCAGCAGAATTTTCTTTGAGAGTAGATTCAAAACTAAATCGTGAAATGATATTTGTTACTGTATCAAGACTGCTAGTTCGATTGTTGGCAGTATATACTGTTTTTGGAAAGTAATAAAAATATTTGGCCATTATTTCCTCGGATTAGATCTAGTATCCACGAAAGATCCGGCCGGCTTCACAGAATCTACTGCATCTCTAAAATCTTCTTTTGTAAGATATGATGTTTCTTTGAACTGTAGTGCCATTTGAATCGCTGTTGGCATGCCTGTGCGACCTAGTGCTGGAGCGGGTTCACCAGGCACTTCATATGCCGAAAATCCATTTGGTGCATAATTTATTTGAATATTCTCTAAAACACATGTTGCAATACCTGGAATATTTGGGTTTTCTGCACCAGCATAATAAAATCGAATATCAAATTCAGATGGAGGAATCAAGAAGCCAGCTGCACTTTTTAATTTTTCTGGAGCTTGATGAAAACGAAATCGCTCTAAAATTCTTTGAACTTCAAGTGCCTCTTTTTCATCTCTTGGATAAAATACAAAATCGAATTGAAAAGATCGAAACTGTGGAGATGAATAAATCATCTCTAGCATTGGATTTTTTACTGAACCCATTGCCTTAGCCATAATCACTCTACCAGTTTTCTCGGAATTTATGGCTTTTGCTAACGCTTTCCCACCCTCTTCCGCAGCATATCGAGCTCCACTTGCTATCGCAGCCCCTGCTGCCTTCAAAACTCCAACTCCAATGTTCTTCCCACTCTGAAACTGGTCAATCATACTTGAGCCAGCCGCTAAAACCTGACCACCTATTTCGTCACCAATACTCATTTGCTCATAGCTTTGCTGATAACTATATTGAAGTGTGTCGGGCATATAAAGAGCAATTGCATCTTTTGTTAGCACAGTGTTTTTTAGTCCAGCTAAACTACCACCAACAACTCTTTTAATTGAATTATCCACCGTTTCCTGTGAACGAGAAGAATTGCCGTCAAATACAATATTTGATTGACCAAAAACATTATTAACGCTACTACTAGTTGAAGAACTCATAGCGCTTGAAATACCACCAGGAAGTTTAGATATAGCGGAATTAAGTTGTTCTGTTATTTTACCTCCAAAACTTGCAGGTATATCTGAAATCAGTGGGCGCTCTGGGTTAGTAATACCAACGGATATGAATCCACTTCTACCACCGGTGATCGCCTTTGTGTCATTCCATAACGCACCTTTTGAGCCAGGCAAGGCTCTCGATTCGAACCGTGATTCATTTGTACTTACTCCCGCAAAGCGTGTTATCTGTTCACGAATATAAAATACAACATAGTGTCCCTTATCATAATTACCAAGATCCATAGGATAACGAAGTGTGGTTCTTTCATATTGACTTTCAGTTAATGGAGCCAAAGGCCCCTTTCCTCTCAATTTATCAAATGTGATTGTTTCAAGACCAAAAATTGCCATATTTGTCCTATAAGTTAGATAGATAATATTTATGTCGTATAAAGGATGGTTTCAACCAAAAAATCCAAGTAAATACAAAGGTAATGCAACCAACATTATCTACCGCTCCAATTGGGAATTAAGAGTAATGAAGTGGTTAGATGACAATCCAGCAGTCATATGGTGGGCATCTGAAGAATTTCCAATACGATATGTCTCGCCAGTTGATAACAGAGTCCACAGATACTTTCCAGATTTCATTGTCAGGACCAAGAAAAAAGACGGTTCAGAGCAAACCTCAATACTGGAGATAAAGCCATACAAACAGACGGTAATGCCATCGCAAAAACGCAAGACTAAGAGACACCTGGTAGAGATTGCAACCTATGCCATCAATCAGGCGAAGTGGGAAGCTGCTGATTTGTTCTGCAAGGAGCATGGATGGCATTTTCAACTACTTACCGAAAAGGAATTGGGACTTTGAGATAAATAATCAAATGGCTACACTATTTGATAAAATCAAATCATCTTTGGCGAAAGAAGGTCTTACGCCACGGACAGACGCCGCTCGAGAATGGCTGAGAAATAAAATAAAAACCTTGCGACGACCTTCTCCTACTTTAATGATGAGAGATAGACAGCGGCTTCGTGAAAGGTCGTTTATTGGTCGTATGTATTTCTATTTTTATGATCCAAAGAATAAAGATAAGCTATCATACTATGACAAATTTCCATTAGTAATTCCAATAGAACGCTATCCCGACGGTTTCTTAGGATTGAACTTGCACTATATTCATCCAAAATATAGAATCACACTTTTAGATAAATTGGCTAATTTGACAACAAATGACAGGTTTGATGAAAAAACAAAATTGCGTATTAGTTATGAATATTTATCTGCTGCGTCACAAATATTTGAAGCAACACCATGCATTAAAAGATATCTGTTTAAGCACATTGAATCTCGATTTTTAGAAATTACAGCAGACGAATGGGATATTGCAGCTTTATTACCGGCAGAAAATTTTATTGGTGAAACCACATCTCAAATATTCTTAAATTCAAGGAAAAAATTCTAATGTCATTCTCACCAAACACATTTCTTTCTAATATCAATGCCCACAATGGCTTAGCAAAACCTTCTCGATTTGAAGTCATTTTGCCCATACCTCCCTATATTAATCAATTTGTGGGAAATTCAGTTATTGACAAAATTTTGGATAGTGGTACAATCACTGATATTACAACCGCAGTTAATCTTTCATTTGGTCAAGCTTCATTTGGTCGTAACACTCACGGAGATAGCCAATCTAATAGTGCTTCTGGAGCCATGTCTCGTTATTTAGCACTTCAATGTGAATCAGCAGAATTACCAGGCAAAACATTTCAAACAGCCGACGTAAAAATTTATGGCCCCATTTTTAAAGTGCCATATCAAACACAATATGCAGATATGACACTTACATTTTTATGTACCAACGAATTCATGGAAAGAAAATTGTTTGACCGTTGGATGGATGCAATTATGCCTGCGGATACAAATAATTTAAGATATCCAAGGGGTACTAAATCTCGTTACATGACAAACATTACAATCGTTCAATACGATGATCATGTCAAACAAATATTTGCAGTAGAATTAATTGATGCTTTTCCCATTGGACTTGCACCACAATCATTGAGTTGGGGTGAAGATTCTTTTCACCGTTTAGCAATATCATTTGCCTATCAAAAATATGAACCAATTTATGGTGCAACTTACAATCTTTCTGCACTGGAAATAATGTCGCGTCAAGGAGTTAAAGCAGTTCCAGGACAATCTCCACAAGAAATCGTAACTAATATTAAAACTGGTCCCAGTTTGAGTGAGTAAAATATGATTTACTATCAAGTCGTTCATTATAAAATTTAACTAAGCGAGGATATTATGTCTTTACCTAAAATTGATGTACCTGTATATGAAATAAAACTGATTTCAACTGGAAAAATAGTTAAAATTCGCCCATTCTTGGTGAAAGAACAAAAATTGTTTTTAATGGCCAGTGAGTCAGAGGATCCAAAAGAAACAATTCGTGTTATTCGTCAAGTATTGAAAAATTGTGTTATCGATGAATTAGATGTTGATAATCTACCTACTTTTGATCTTGAATGGTTATTTTTACATCTTCGTGCTCGTTCAGTAGAAGAAATTGTCAATTTAAAATATAATTGTAATAATATGGTCAAAAATGAACAAGGCGAAGAAAAAAAATGCAATGGAACAGTTGATTTCAAATTAAACTTATTGGAAATACAGCCGTATCATAATGAGAAACATACAAATAAATTCATGGTTTCTCAAAAATTGGGCGTATGCTTAAAATATCCAACTTTTGAATTGATTGAGAAATATGAAGGATTGGATGAAAATGCGATTTTATTAGAAATTCTTGTTGATTGTATAGATTATATTTATGATAATGAAACCATATATTATGCTAAAGATTCTACCCGAGATGAAATTCGTGAATTTGTAGATAGTCTCCAACAAAAAGATTTGGAAAAAATTAAAATCTTTTTTGAAACTGTGCCTGAAATTAAAAAAGACCTCGACTTTAAATGTTCAAAATGTGGTTACAATGAACTAATTACGCTAAAGGGTCTACAAAATTTTTTCGTCTAATTATTCGTTATGATACACTAGGCAACTATTATCAGACAAACTTTGCGTTAATGCAGCATCACAAATATAGTTTGACTGAGCTTGAAAACATGTTGCCTTGGGAGAGAAGCATTTATGTGAATCTCTTGGTAGATTATTTAAAAAAAGAAAAAGAACGATTGGAATTGGAAAAACAAACAAGAAAAAGACGCTAAATGGCAAATAAAGATAAAGAACTTGAAGCAGCGCCAGCGAACATTGCGACCGCGATTGAAGATATGTTGGAACTTGACAAAACATATTTGGCATCAATCCAAAAATTAGCAACCATTAGCGATAAAGCATTGGATGACGCATATGGTTATGGTCGTAGCACACCTGGTAATAGTTTTGGTTGGCAGGCGAATCTTATGTCGGCTGCTTTTGCTAAGGAAATGATTGACGCAGGTATTACAGATATTGAAAAAATCTCTGATGCTATTCATAGGGGTTGGAATGTTACAGCAGAAAAGTTTGTTCAAAATCCGAATCAATTTAGTGATACTGCAAAACTACGTCAAGAAGGAAAATTAGAAGCAAAATTAAAACAACGAGCAAAGTTGATGAAAATAGACTATGCTCAGTTAGACAAAGATGAAAAGGAAAAGGATCGTGTGGTTGCCCGAGCACTGTTGAATAGTATTACAGATCCAACAGATCCAAAATCACTAACTGAAGAAGTAACAAAAACATCATCCGCTGAAGCAGTAGCAAAAACACCATCCGCTGAAGCAGTAGCAAAAACACCATCCGCTGAAGAAGTAGCAAAAACACCATCAGCTGTAGCAGTAACAGAAATGCCATCAGCTGAAGCAGTAACAAAAACACCATCCGCTGAAGAAGTAGCAAAAACACCATCAGCTGTAGCAGTAACAGAAATGCCATCAGCTGAAGCAGTAACAAAAACACCATCCGCTGAAGAAGTAACAGAAAAATCAGAAAAAGCAAGCAGCGTATCACCAACTATAGAAAAAACTTCTTCCGTTAAAATTCGTAAAGGTAAAATAAAAGATAACAATAAAGAAAAATTTCTTAAACGCCACCAGAACTTAATTGATGATACCAAAAAACAGTTTTTTGGTATTAATACCAAAAAACAAGTTAGAGATGAAATAAAAATAGTTACAGATACAACAGACAAAACATTAGCGCCTATAGCGGAGATAGACAAATCAGGTCAACAAAAATTTAGAGATCCAAACACAGGAAGATATACAACAGAACCATCTGCTCCTTCAGATTCAGTTAAGAAAGAAGTCAAAGCTTCTGAAGATAAAAATAAATCTGCCGGTGACGCCAAGCAAGCGAATCTCGATCCAACACTTCAATGGCGAGAACACACTCTCGCTCCCACAGATAAAGTTTCCATTCTTGTTCCTTTAGCTAAAGAATTGGGATATAAAAATGTCGAAGAAATGCGTAATGCTCTTAGTAAAGAACAAGCTGGTCGTGGTGGAAGAAGAAGTTTGGGTTTTGGCGTTGTTGGTGGTCCTAAGGGAGTAGGAACTGGTTTCTTAGGTGGTCGTGAAATAGGTGGTGGATTTGAGGTTGGTATAAAAAAACGTCTTGCAGAAGGCGTTTCAATAAAAGAATCCGTTGCTGGTGGATTCCAAGATTGGAAAAAAACTTTTTCCAAAGAAAATATTAAACGCAGACTATTAGAAAAAGCCTTTGGTGGCACAAGTTTTATTGACACTTTTGCTCGTGGACAATTAAAGAAAAAATTTGGAGTATCAGAAGATACAGACTTCGACGATGAAAAAGAAAAAGATTCCGGTAAAAATATATCTCCAACAGCTGATACTGCTGATGCTGATAATATTGCTGGTGCTGATAATATTGCTGAAACAAATCGTTATCTTGAAATAATTGCCAAAAATTCGTTATCATTTCATTTGATGTCGAGAGACCTGAATGTTTTAAGACAAAATATTGTTACATTAACAAAAATTGACTCAGAAAAATTTAATAAAGGTAAATCGAAAAAAAAGCAAATTCACGCTCGTGATCCTGCAATGGGTCATGGTGCAGATGCTTGGTTTCTTAGAGAAGATGAGCGTGAAGAAAAACTTGAAGCGCAAAGAAGAAAATCAGCAGCTCCAGCAGCTTTAACAACTGCACCAACTCCTGCTGGTGGTGGACAAGAAAAAGAGGGAGAAGATGATGGAGGTGGTTTACTTAGTGGAATCCTTGGATTATTAGCTAGTTCTCTTATGTCCGGCCTTGCAGCAATGTTTAATCCTATGGCCATTTTGGGGGTTCTTTCAAAAGTATTTGTAATTGGAGCAATATTCATGTCTCTGTTTGAAGGTATTACAGCCGCTTGGGACAAATGGAAAGAAACTGGTAGTATATCAGAAGCAATTATTGAAGGATTAACTGCAATTATTGATTTTCTTACTTTTGGTCTTTTTGGAAAAGATTCAATAAAGAAATTATTTTCAGGTATTGGAGATTTTCTTGCACCTATAACTGATACAATAAAAAACGTCTTTAGTTCCATAAAAAATTGGATTGTTAATAATGTTGGTATTCCGAAAATAAGTTTGGGTAAATGGTTTGGCAAAGAAAGATCAATAGGTCCTTGGTATCCATTCAAATCAGATCCAAAAAGTGGGGAAGATGAAAAAAGCGAAGTAGGCGCGAAAAGCGAAGTAGGCGCGACAAGTGCAGCAGGAACACCAGGAGCAGGACCAGGAGCACAAGTCGGTTATGAAGATGATGAAGAAGCTGCTCGCGCAGGACCTCCCGGTAGAAATGCACCAGAAGAAACATTATCTCAAGAACAACTTGAATATAATAAGTTCAGGGCACAATTTGATTTTTTGGACGCATTACGACGGGGTGATAGCAGAGGCACTTTTGTTGATCGGGATCCCGAACAAGTACGCAATGAAGAAAAAATGCGTACCATGTTGGGACAAATGGAAGCCGACATGTTTGAAAAGGGTATTAATGCCAGACAAGTTTACGATGATATGTTCCGCGATAAAAGAAGTCCAGGAGAAATTGCCAGAGCAAAAGAAGAGCAAATGGCAAATTTGCAGAATCTTCGTGACGACGAGGAAGACGCTGCTCCTGCTGCTCCTCCTCCTGCTGCTGCTCCTGCTGCTCCTCCTGCTGCCGGTGAAGTAGCTACTCTTTATAACCAATTGCAACAGAAGACGAGGGGTGCAACACCTGCTACTGATGCAAAACCAGCTACTGGTGCAACACCTGCTACTGGTGCAAGAAAACAGGCTGAAGAAGAAGCGCTTAAACAAGCAGAAGCCTTAATAGCAAAAGATTCAACATTAGTAGATATGCCTCATAGGCTAGCGAATGAAATTAACATTGGTAAATTTGGTTCTGCAAACGGTGGACCAATAGCTCAGCAAAGTCTTGATATGATAAGACACAGAGCAGCTGATATAGCAATTAAAAATGCAAAAAGTAAAGCTACATCACCCACACCATCTGCTACTGATGCACCACCCCCTGCTGATGTACCACCTGCACCACCTCCTGCTGATGCACCACCTGCACCACCCCCTGCTAATGCAAGAAAACAGGCTGAAGAAGAAGCGCTTAAACAAGCAGAAGCCTTAATAGCAAAAGATTCAACATTAGTAGATATGCCTCATAGGCTAGCGAGTCAAATTAACATTGGTAAATTTGGTTCTGCAAACGGTGGACCAATAGCTCAGCAAAGTCTTGATATGATAAGACACAGAGCAGCTGATATAGCAATTAAAAATGCAAAAAGTAAAAAAGCTACTCCAACAGCTACATCACCCACACCATCTGCTGCAGCAGCAACTCCATCAGCTGATGGAGGCGGAGGAGGTGGTGGAGGCGGAGGAGGTGGTGGAGGCGGAGGAGGTGGAGGACCTTCAACTCCAGATATTACACCTAGTCCTGGTCCCATCAGTGGTGCAAGTTTAAATGAAAATTCACAACAAGTTGCGGAACAACAAAGAGCTGAATCTTCCGCTGATACGGGTTCAACAGTTAATGCACCAACAACAAACAACAGCCAATCTGCAACTGGAAAAGTTCCATCTAAATTACCTGACGCTTTTGATAATACACTAGCCTTAGCAATGATGGCACATTAGCTATATCATGAATACAAAAATTCTTACTAAAGATACGTCAAAATGGTAGCACCACTAATCGCAGCAGTGCCAGCATTGCTCGGCGGAGCCTCAGCAGGAGCAGCAGGAGCAGCGGCAGCAGGAGCAGCTGGAGCAGCAGCACCAGCAGCGCTCGGCGGAGTGAGCAAAGTAATAGCAGGCTCAGCTGCAGCGCCAGCGAACATTGCGACCGCAACAGGAGCGCGAGCAGCAACAGGAGCGCGAGCAGCAACAGGAGCAGTACCAACTGCAGCACCAACTGCAGCAACCAGAGCAGCACCATCGACGCCTATAGCGGAGATAGACAAATCAGGTCAAACAAAATTTAGAGATCCAAACACAGGAAGATATACAACAAAACCATCTACTCCAACTAAAGAAGAGCCAGCAGCAGAAACAAAAGAGCCATCAGCTACAGAAATGGCAAAAACTGTGACAAGAAAGCCATCAGCCGAAAAAATGGCAGGAAAATCAGAAGCGGCTGGCGGCGTATCACCAATTACTACAGAAAAAACTCCTTCTCTTCCCAATATTAAAGGAACAACATCTTCTGATTTTGCAAAAATAATCGCAAAAAACTTTTTGTCTGTGCCTTCTATGGCACAAGATATTAATCTTATAAGGCAAAATATTGTAAAAATAGTTAAAATGCGTGGTGGTGAAAGTACAAACGTAGCTGATGAAAGTTGGATGAGAGCAGGTCAGGTAGAAAAACAACTTGGTGAAGAAGTAACAAAGGAAAAATCCCCACAATTAGAAACAAAAAAGAAGGGTGGGAAAGATAAAGAAAAAAAATCTTTGTTCGATACGTTGAGAGGAACAAAAATTGGTAAAAAAGTAGAAGAAAAAATAAAAGGTAAGGCAACAGATGTTATCTCAAAAGCTGCGGGAAAAGTGCCTGGTATTGGTGGTATTGGTGGAGGTGCACTTGGAAAAATAGGAGGTTTAGCTAAAGGAGCAAAAGGTTGCATAGAATGTTTATCTTTTTTGAAAGACATCCTCTTTAAAAAAATTAAAAAACTTGTTTTAAATATGTTTAAAAAATTGTTTTCTCCAAAAAATATTTTGAAAGTGGTGGGTAAATTAGCAATACCATTACTCATTGCTGTATGCGTGTGGGAAGGCCTTACGAGTGCATTTGATGCATGGGTAGAAACTGGTTCTATTTGGGAAGCATTTAAAGCTGGTATTGGTGGTATTGTAGAACTATTGACATTTGGTTTAATTGATAAAAAGATGGTTAGCGACTTTTATGACTGGTTGCTTGAAATATACAAAATTCCAATTAAAGCTATAGGTGATTTTTTTGGTTCAATAGGTAAATGGTTTTCAGAAAAATTTGAATTTGTTACAAATTTATTTAGTCCCAAAAAAACTCTACCAATAGCTAAAGACGAAGCCCAAAAATCTGGTGAAGAAATAGATAAAGAGTTGAAAGGCCGGTCAGATTCTTTAGATGAAAGAGAAAAGGCTTTGAGTGAGAAAGAGCAAGCAAAGAATGAGCAAGCAGCGAAAGATGATAAAAATAAAAAATCTTCCGGCAGCGCTGCTCCTGTGGCTCCAAAACCTCCTGTGGCTTCTGGAGAAACTCGAGCAGGAGCAGTAACTGGACGAACCTATGCTTTGCCAGGAAAACGCGGACAACCAGGAGTTCCTGTAGGAGGCGGACAACCAGGAGTTCCTGTAGGAGGTCCTGCTGGCGCTCCAACACAAGTTCCTGCTCGCGCTAAAGAAGAAGTGACTGAAGACCTAGGAGGAGGTCGTACAAAAACAACCAAACCAGACGGTAGTTATAACATAACTGGACCCGATGGTACTTATACATTTGACAAAACAGGTAAACAAACATCCTATAAAACACCAACTGTCAGTGGAGTCTCAGAAACCACAATGGCATCTGGTGAAAGAATTAGAGAGTATGGTAAAGGCCCATCGACTATAAAAGAAACCACCAGCGCTTCTGGAAGAACAATAAAGACAGAAGCCACACATGAGATTGGCGAAAAAAAGGTTACCAAAACTGACACAAAATCCGTTCCATTTTGGAAAAAACCTACTGATGCTCCAGCTAAAATGCAAAGATGGGAGGACCGAGACAAAAGTAATGAAAAACCAACTACTCCGACAGCCGTACCTAGTGCTGGTACAGCGCCAGGTCCAATTGCTAGTGCCAGTGCTTTAACTACTCCGGCGGCCGCACCGAGTGCTGGTGCAGTTTCACTTTCATCAGTTGCCACAATAGCACAAGGTGTTGATTTATCAGGAGAAAATCCAGAATTACTCAAGCGTGTTTCAACTATGGCGGCTGCATTTTTAGAACAAACTGGAAAAAAATTATTGATTACATCTGCTTTTAGATCTAACGAAAAACAAAAAGAATTATATGATGCTTGGATAGCTGGAACATTTAAAGCTCCAATTGTTTCTAAACCTTATCCACCATTAGGAACAGGCAAAAAAAGTTCTCACATGGCTGGTCTTGCAATTGATATTAACTCAAAAGGTCCAAACGGTATTAATGTATTAGCAGGACCTAGAGATGCATCAACTGGTTGGTTAGAAAAATTTGGATTAGTGCGAAATGTTCCTGGTGAAGATTGGCATATTTCAGCTCCTGGATTACCACCAACACCAGATAATCCAGCAAATCCTGGTCAACCAATACCTGTTCCAGGAAAAGATGGTAAACCAATTGATGTTGCTGATGGCAAACCAGAAGCAATTTCATCAACACCAAGTACACAAGGTTCAGCAATTTCATCAGCATCTTCTACTGTAGCCTCTGACCAAAGAAAAGAATCAAAACCAACAACACCTGTTGTGATTAATGCACCAACGACAAATAATGATAATCAGGTAATCAGAAAAACTGAAATTGCTTATGCTGGAAATCCAAATCAAGCACCCACACCATCTACGGCACAAAGATTAGCGAACAGAGCAACAGTATAGATAAAAAAAACCCGGCGCAAGGCCGGGCTGAAACGAACAAATTAATTAATTAATCTTGTTTTGCAAGAGATTTAAAATAATCCAAATCCGCATCATCTTCAGACATTACTTTATCAATCTTTGACACATCTTCATCTTTAACGGATGAAAACACTGAATCAGTTGCTTTGGTTCTTGACACTGGTGCAGTTCCATCAAATCCCA